TGTAACTCTAGCTCTTCTTTACTTTTAGGTAACTGATCTTTAGGTACGTTAGTTCTACTTAAATCAATACCAAAATTCTGCTGAGCTTCTTGTATAAGATTTTGTGAAAAAGCATCTTCAGCTAAGTCAGTGGCGTGTTGTGTTCTTTCTTTTACAGCAAACGGATCTGATGCAAATGATTTTATTTCATAACCCTTATCTGTCATACCGTTAACAACGATGTCAACAAACTTAGATAATACAGCTACAGGTTTCCAGTCTAGGTTTAAGTAGCTTAAGTCACCATTTATAGATAACTCATCTTTATATTTTTGCACAGACTGTTCTCCTCTTGCATAGAGTCTTAACTTGTGAAAGTATTGCCAATTACCTGCAAATCTACCACCGACGTTTGTACCTCTATCGCCTTTGAACCATTCATCTTCAATGGCTCTACCTACAGCATAACCATATTCTAAGGTTTGCTTTTCTGCGTCTGGTACTACCTGACTAGGGAAAGAACTATTTGTGTTAGTATAAATCATTTATTTTATTATTTTTGAAATACTTCCGTTGTTGTCATATCGGTTAAAAGATAATTGCACTTTTCTCCTCTGTGTTCTATATACTGGTGAATACTTATTTTTATTGCAAGCCATAGCAGCAAGTCCAGAACTTATCGTAGCATCATGCTTTGTTCTATTATTTATATTAAACCTTGCCCAGTCTTCTAATGTTCTTTGAAAATACATTTGACCATAGCCTTCACCCGTGTAGCCAACGTGATCTTCTATATATGTTTCAATAGAAGCCGCGTGAGCTTGTTTTATATCCTCGCTAGAGTTTGGTATTCCACCAATTTCTTTTTCAGTTACAGATAACTTATTGTATGCTTTATCAGGTCTATTTATAGAGAAGTTTCTATAACCTCTTCTTTTTAAATAGTACAGTAATCTTGGTTTATTGTTCTCTGCTAGTATTGGCATTCCATAAAAATGCAAAGCCATAAGCACGTCTTCAAAAAATATCTCAGCTGTCTGAGGTCTAGCTATATATTCTAAGAAAAACATATTAGACGGAGCATTATCCATATTAAATTTAGTTAAACCGTGCAGAGATCCGTTAGAACCTCTCTTGTCAACCGTACCTGATATATCATAGCTATCACATCCAAAAGCACCTATATGCTCGCTACCTGGATATTTAAGGCCATTTTTAACAATAACATTGTTTTGTAAGTTCATAGACGGAATCCACGATACATAAAACCTACCATTGTTATTTGGTTTAAATTCAACCACTGTATCTTTTACATCACCTCTCCATTGAAAACTACCTCTTGTGACTAAACTTTTATTTCTAACTTCTTCGTTGTAATCTATCTGCTCGTATATCTTAGTTAGATTATATAAAGATAATTTTGCTTCATCTCTAAAAGCATGTTTCTCTGTTCTTGGAAACTGACGGTAGTATTCGTTTAATCCATCTTGATCACTCTTTAAACCATCAACTTCGTTCTCCCAATGCTCTATTACTCCTGTTGTAATTATATCACCAGCTGGATCTACTATTTTATCTTTTGGCGTATCGAATACAGGTAAGCCATAAGCGTCGATGAATCCTTCGTAATTCCATTCCATAGGTATGAACAAACTATATAATCCTGAGCTAGTCTGTCCGTTGCGGTTTCTCTCCCTGACGTCTGAAGCATAATATAATTTTTTAAAATTAGCACCACCTTTATCTAAAGCGTTTGAGGTACTACCCATCATACATTTACCAACTATCTTTTTACCTAATCGTAAACAAGTTTTTGTAACTCTCCAGTTGTTTAGTATGTTGTCAGGTCTTTCCCACTTACCACTTTCATCGTGTACTAGTATCTTTAGTTTCTCACCATCGTACGAGTTGTCCCCGGTGTTCTTCCAGTCGATCGTTGTGTCGAGCCCCTGTTTATCCTCTGACGCGATACCCTCGTCGAGTTTCTTACGGGTAAGTTTCGAGGCTGGGACCCTATAAGCGAGTTCTGTCTTCGGCCTGTCCATACCGTCCTGGATCGGCTTGAAGAAGAAGGGATAATTAACCGAGATGGGGACGACCTTATCAGTAAACATCTTTTTAGCGTCTTGTCCTGACTTTGATAAAATGCCAAATCTTGAATCTGTGGATATTGTAGCAAGGTTAACTGTCTCGCTTGATGCCATGAAAGAGAAACCTGATCGTCTGTTCTTAAGATAACACATTCCGTAACACCGTACATCTGCTTTACAAGCTTCCCAGAAGATAAAGAATAATCTGTTTGCTTCTCTATAGTCTGCTGCCCCAACATCAATCTTGGACCACTGCAAGAACATATAGTGAGTACCAGTAATATAATTGCTATTACCATTGTTTTTGAACCAAAAACCCTGCTCCCTTCTCTTAAATTCTTCATCAATATAGTCATACCATTTTTCTTTAAACACGTTAGGGTATTTCTCCCAATCAAATACACTCTTTATTTTTAAAAGCTCTTTAGGGTAATCTAACTTCTCCCATTTTTGCTCTTGCTTTTTATTAGAGCGTTTATATACCTTTTCAGGCTCCAAAGGTAATCCTATAACTAAGTTTTGTATTTGTATAACCTCACCTAGAGTACCGTCCTTACTGATAATGACTATGTCATGCTCAATATCATAACCATAACTCCATTTTTTGTATCTGTTATTTTTCTTTACAATACCTGGTTTTATGTAGTCGTCAAGTGTTTTTACTAATGTTTGCTCGTACATCATTTAGATCTCCCTTCTGCAAAACCTTTAAAAGATTTCTCTTTAGTATTACCACTTTCATTTATCATACTTTTTTCTTCTTCAATACGAGTTAGTATTTCAAAAGCGTCAAATATAGCTAGCTTTTTTGTAGCAGCAGCGTTCTTTAATCTATCAGCAGTTATATCATCACCTGAATCTACTATAGGTTCTTTAGCTACTTTTATTAACTCCTCAACTGCTTTTTGCCCAGCTTGGATTATACTGAGCTTGGTTTTTTTCGTGCTCATATTTAATTACAATATCTTTTGATTTCATACAATATAATAATTCATCGTTAACGACAAATTCAAATTCGCTGTTAGGCGTAAAGCCTACAACATCTCCTTTGCTTATTTTAAGAGCTTCTAAGGAACTATTACCATACTTTAGTATTCCAATATGGTTTTTCTCTTTCTTTAGCTCTAAATCATCCTTATTAATTATAGGTGCTACAAAGCATCTATTGTTAAAAGGTTTCCACGAGTTATCTTTACCGTATAAGTATATCTGATCTAATTGACAGAAATACCTATTATCTTTAAAGTATTTACTACTGTTTACTTCTTTACCTTTTTGGTTGTAGTATCTTCTAAATACATTGTGGTGTATAATAACCTCATCATCTACTTTTATAGGGGTTTTAAAGGCTATTGGCACAGATATCACTTTAGCTTTATTATTTATAAACTTGTGACTTTCTATTTTAGAATTTAAAACTAGTTTTTTATCACCTACTTTTAACTCGTTGTCGTATCTCTCTCCTACTGGTTCTACAATAAAATCGTATACACTTCTCATTAATACTGAAGATCATACTCAATGGATATAGCCATGTTAGAATTAAACTTCTTCCATGGCAATACCTCATTGTTCTTTTTTATATGTATGTTATAAGAATTATCTTCTTCATCCAGTAGTATATAAGCTATTTTATGACCACCATAAACTTCTTGACCTATAGAATAATGCATAGCATCATTTTTATAGTCAGAGCCTATGCTGATCTTTCTTATAATATTACTCATCTTCTTCTATTTCAGTGTACTCACCAGTAGATAAGTCTATGGATATTTTACCATACTCTTCTTCTAGTTCAACCTTGTACTCTTCTATCTTCACATTCATATCAGCGATAGCATGTAATAGACTATGTTTCTGTGACTCTAAAGCACCTATTTGACCTAACACACTTGCTAGTTCGTTCTGTTGCTTAACCACTTTCTTCAACTGATCTTCTTTAATTTTTCCCATTTTGATTAAATTTAATTGTTATTTTTCTATATAGTTACACTATTTATTCTGAAATTACTTCTTCCTCTTCAATTGGTGGTGGAACCTCTGCATTTCTTGGAAATCCATAGAATTGATGCGCTGAAGCATCACCTGGGTAAACCTCATTTGAGCCAAAGTCTAAGTCGTCTGTACTCATTATATCATAAGCCCATCCTGGGTAATATACAGGGTTTTCAGGATCTGTTGTTTTAGCAGGGTCTATTACTTTACCGATATTAACAACTGCTTTTGTTCCGTTGATATACTGCATCGATGTAACACCTTCTTCTGTTACTTCTTGCCAAACGTCTTTTTGTATTAAAACGTCTTTACCTTGTTGTTCTGTATCAAATACTGTCTTGTAAATATTCATAGTTATTATATTGTTGTTAAATCTTCTAATTGTACGTCTGCTAATGCTTTTGGATAATATTTTAAATCTTTCGTGTTACCGAAGAATTCATAATTACCGCCACCTTGATCAAAGTTTAATTTATCAAGTGTGTTTTTTGGATATACAGAGCCACTCAATTGCTCTGCTTCTTTTACTCCGTTTATATAAATCGCAAAATTATTTTCTCCATATCTTAACGCTACTTTATTGTAATCTAAAATATTTGATAATGTTATAGTATTATTAAAAACATTAGAACCATTAATCCTTACAATAAACTTCATTTTATTAGAGCCTGAAAAATAAAACATGTTTATCCTATTATTTATATCACCATCTTCATATAAACTTATGATTCTAGTTGTACCATCATCAACCAAAGCGCTTATCTCTGCATACAATGTTCCCTCCTCGCTATTAATAACTGGTGTTGCATCTACACATGATTCTTGATTTCTAGTAGCTGTTGCTCCAGAGGTTGGGATATACGAGGTTGCGTAGGATTGTTGTTCAAGCATTGCTCCGAATATGTAAAGTCCATCTGTACCATTACCAGTATAATTAGTACTTCCGTTTTTTGCTAAATAAATACCAAATTTAGTATTTGTATCAGTTAATGTTGTTGTTATAGAACATCTATACCACCCATTGCCAAAGTTTTCTATTTTAGAACTATTAGGTGCAGAAATAAAATCCCCATATACAACACCATTTTCTAAATCAAATATACTTCCTTGAGAGGGGTTTGAACCAAGTAATCCAACTTGTTTAATTTCATTTGCTTTTGCGAAAAAAGAATATGTATATTGTGAACCTGAAGATAAGCTAAATATCCTTTCTTCTATTGCGTGTGTTCCACTATCTGATGTATCTATTAATTTATCAGAATTTAAAGTTCCATCAGGAGAAATTGTAGTATTAGGAGAAATAGATGACCTATAATTAACCCAAATAATATCACTAAAAAGTTCAGATTGTGTTATCAAATTCGTACTCTGTGGTTCAAGTAAAAATGCTTTTTCACCAGTTGAGTAATCTATTCTTGGTGTGTTAGTTGCAGATATTACTTCTTTTACAGATACGTTGTCTATCGTAATGCTTTGATTTGCACTTGATGAGCCATATTTCCTATGTATAAAAATATCATTAGTACCAGTTCCAGTAAAATAAAAAGTAAAATCTTGATAAGATGTTGTTAAACTTACAGAGCCTATTGTTGATACTGTAGCTGCTCCTTGTGTTTCCAATACTTCAGCATCAAATGAAGAAGATGCTTTTATTCTTAAAACCACCTTGTATTGTTTACCACTTGCAAATACATTTTCTTGATAAATTCCTACATTACTATTTGATGCATCTACATTTAAAGTTGCAACATCTGTAAAAACTATAGTTGATGACCCACTTGTATAGTTTTCCCAATTAGCACTTCCATTACTAAAATCTCCATTTACAACCAATTCTGGACCTATCTGATTTGTACTTTCAATTAAGCCTTGCTCGTTTACAAACGTAGCTTCTGAGCCTCTAGTAAAAGTAAACTGCTCTGCAATAGTATCAAAGTCTAAATCAAAAGTTGTTGCAACTGGATTTGGATATGTAAGGCATCTTAGATTTGCATCTGTTAATGCTTCTTTGTAAACTGCTACTGCTTTGTTTTTTCCGTAGAAAGCTCCACCACTACCACTATTAAAAGCCAACTTGGTTAGTGTATTTGCACTAAACATAGTTCCAGATGTATCTGTTGCTACTTTTGTTCCGTTTAGCCAAAAACTCATATCGTTAGTCTTGTATTTTAGCGCTATTTTGTTAAATATTGAAACATCTACTTGATTAGCTGGAATTGTATATTCTGCTACATAAACACCATTAACCCTAACAAATAAAATAATTGTATCATTGGTGTTCCAATAAATCATTACTCTATTTGTATTAGTACCATCTGTTAAGGAAATTATACTTGCAGCTCCTAAATTTTCATAAGTAGCTTCTGCATACAATACTCCCTCTGTACTATTTATCAAAGTAGAGTTACCACTATTGTTTGCAATATCTTGTAGCCTAGTGTTTGTTGCTCCGTTAGTTGGAATGTATGATGTAACGTAGGATTGTTCTTCTACTTGTGCACCCCATAAATAAACATCTTCAGTAACACCATCTCCTAAATAATTTTTAGTAGAATCATCAACAACTGCATAAACCCTAATTGATTTATTACCAGCTGATAAAGTAGAATATGTTATTGAGCATCTAAACCATCCGTTACCATAGTCTTCAATAGATGTACCCGTTACAAGACCAAAAGTACCTCCGACCACTCCGTTAACTATATCAAATTCAGCGTAAATATTGGTACTTGTTTCCCAAAGTCTTATCCAACCTTTATCACCTTGTTTAGCAAAAACACTATATGTAACTTCCCCTAAAGGAAGGGTAACTGAAGTACTAACGCTATGGTCATCTGTAACCGCAGTAGCCACTAAAGCAATAGCATTATTTTCTCCACTTGGAGATATGTTTGCGTTTTGATTTATAGTTGCTCTACCACCACCCCAATTAGATAAATTTGAATAAGGTACTATATTCGTACTCTGTGGCTCTAGCAACCAACTTCCACAGCCACTATCTGGTACTACTTCTTGACCAAGATATTCTTTTACAGATACGTTGTCTATTGAGCCATTAAAACTATTTGAGTAAAAATATTTTCCAGTGCCATTAGCCACAAAATATTGTGTATGTGTTCCAACGGAGTTTTCATAAGTGGCTGCATCTCCACCACCTCCACTATATAATTTTACACTACCACTAATATATTCTGTTATTTCAAACGTCCATTTGTATTTTTTACCAGCTACTAGTGGTGGCGTTGCTTGGCTTAATATCCCACTTTGACCATCAATAGTAACTGTATTATTTTCAATAGTCCAATTTCCTAAAGACCAATTACTATCCGTAGCAAAATCACCATTTACAACTTCCTCACTCCCCAAAGAATCTTGATAACTAAACCCTTCGTAGTTTATTCTTGGTAAATCTGTATCGTCTGTTATTTCTTTAAGTGATACTGATTTAAAAAATGCAGTTTCACCTACTGATGTTGCACCATCATCAATCTTAGCTTGAATACTATGTGTTGTTGAGTTGGCT